ATGAATAAGAAAAATGACCTATTTCTTTTGGAAATCAATTCTAAAAGACTGTGCAACAACATGAAAACTAGATTTTATCTTCACGACTATCTTAATAGTAATGGTGAAAAACAAATCATATTCTCCGTAAGCATCTCAGGAAAAAGAAAACGAATATACACTGGCTATTTCTGTAAGCCAGAAGAATGGAATAAAAAAACGCAACGCCTAAAACATGAGTCTAACCAGCACGGTCCAATAAATCTAATCCTAGATAACATTATTTCCAAAGCTATTGATATTAGAACATTTTTTGCTCTATCAAAAAAAGAATTAACCCTAGAAAAATTTGAAAGGGAATATTTCAATGCTACCCCTTCCCATGATTTTAATAGTTTTATGATCTCTAGAATAAATGAAACTATAGATAACCCTAATACCAAGAAAAAACATAAATCCATACATAAAAAACTTAAGGAGTATAAAGAGACCATTCCATTTAATGTAATTAGCTTAGATTTTATTTACGAATACAGAAGACACCTGTCTAGGCTAGGAAATTGTCCAACCACCATTAACTCAAACATCAAAATTATAAAGCAATATCTTATAGATGCCCAAAGGAAAGGGGTTATATTTCCTTTTAATATTGATGAAATAAAACCTGGTTCCACCACAGGTAATAGGGTTTCTCTTACCAAAGAACAGGTAAATAAATTGAAAGCTTTTTATTTTTCTGAATTTATACGAGATAACTGGAAGCTAAGTCTCGGGTATTTTTTAATTGCCTGTTATACGGGGCTTAGAGTTTCTGATGTTCTTCAGCTAAAAAGAGTTAATCTATATTCTGAAACAATCCCCATAAAAACAGTAAAAAATAAAAAACTATTAAACATAAAGCTTAATAATACTGCTAGAAGTATTATTGAACACTCCCCAAATTTATTTAATCAATTCTACACCGAACAAACTATAAATAAACATTTAAAAGAAATAGCTCAAAATATCGGCATCAAACGAAAAATGACAATGCATATTGGGAGACACACCTTTGCTACCGCTTATATAAAAGCAGGGGGTGATGTTATGTATCTTCAAAAACTTTTAGGACACAGTAAACTAGACACCACCCTCATATACACTCATATTACCGAAGATGACGCAAACGAGACTGTATTTCTGCTAGATGACTAAGAGCAAAGGTTACCTGTTAAGGTAAGGGACACCTGATGCCTGTTAATTATCCTCCTAGAACAAATAAATCTAGGAGTAGTATCATTTTGTGGTATAGTTAATCTTACTTGATTACCATTTTTATCTATATAATCCACATAACCATCTTCCCTAAAACCATAAGACCAAGTAACTTTGTATTCTAAACTATATACACTACCTTCTACACACGGCGTGTTAGTATTTATAACTTCGCAATTAACCGTTGATATAATTGTTTTGCCGCAGAAAGTCGTAGCTTGATTTCCAGATAATGTTTTTTCCGTACCTTCACAATCTAAGTAGGTAATATTAAATCTAAATGATCTCCCTGTTAGTTTTGCTATGAAAACTGCACAATTTTCATTTTTAAACACAACTCTCCTAAATACCAACTCATTAGAATAGTATCTCTGCCCATTTTTCAGCCAAACTTCCAAACGAATTTTATTATCTCCTTTTGGAATAGATACCTCATACTCATCTTTATTTTTACTTACAATAGTATATCCTTCTCCACTATCTAGTGAAAACGCATAAAAATCCACCATTCCATCATTCGGCATCTTTAATTCTCTCACCTTAACCAATACAGTACTACTAACCTCTATTTTTACATCTTCAGTATCATCTCCCCAACAAATACGAGCCGAAACCAAATTATCAAGTCCTACATTATGCGGAGAATTGCGGACGGTTTCTGTTGTTATGGTAACCTCATAGGTATTATCTGCAATCTTATCTTTAACTATAGATTTAATAAGATGAATATTATTGTAAGCATAAATATAATCATCTACACCATAACTAGAAAAACTCTCTATATCTGTGTAAAACTTCCACTCGTACTCTGTACTTGAAATTCTCTGTATTATCCATTTATACCAGTTTTTCAAAAGAGAAGGAAATACAAAGCTATCTAAAGCAATAGCGTGATTCTTCCCTTGGTTAAGCCCATCATATCCTACTAATGAAAGTACAGTATTAGAATCCTTCATTACATAAGCTGTTTCGGGAGAATTTGTTTTTGCTTTTTTTACTGGCAATGGATAGCCTTTAACCTCTATTACTTCTGTATCTTTTCTTTCCTTACCATTTAACAAATTCCCCTGCTCATCAAAAAACATAGATGGCAGCTTATTATCATTATCTAAGTCTTCAAATTTTATGAGGTAGGATTTTTTGGATAGCAATGTTCTTTTAGGTCTTGCAATTTCAAACTCTCTAAAATCCTTTATTTCTGGTAATTTATCCCCAATTACCCTATTCATTACGACGGTCTTATTTTTAATTTTCAAAGAGTAATTAAACCAGTTTCTGATAATATTTACATAATCTCCAAAAGTCATATCTGGAACCGCTCTCCTCAAATCTATAACATTCTCATTATTCACTATTTTAAGTTCTTCTACATCATTTGAATCACTATTCTCATAACCTTTAGTAGATCTTATTTTTAGGTTTAAAATATCGTTACTCCCTAACATCGGAAGTCCAGAACGCCGCTCTTCATTAAATGAAAAACCTATTTCTACAGGTGTATTAGCCAGAGTGGTTGTTACAAAATATGAAATGAAAAATTTACCTCTTTGCCTAGAAGTAGGAACATTAAGCACATTATCCCCAACCTTTATATAGAGTGATTGTATCTCGTTAAGCTCATTAGCTGTAAATTCAAAATCAAACCTATATTTATCAATAAATTCTATATTGATATTCATTTTATATTCATAAAAACAATAAGTTGGATTTCCACCACAGTTTCTTGTAATATATTTATTATCTCTAAGGCTGTGTTCTTGTACTAGAATATATTTGTTTCTAAAATATTCACCACCAGAAAAAACCCATGATTTTAGTAAACCCTCATCTTCTAATATATCTCCCGATAAATCTAATCCCACATCTTTAAACCCCAGCTTAAGTAAATATAATATATGTGGACATGGGTGTATAATATTCACATTATCTATGTTCCAGTCATTATCTTCTGATGGAGACACATTCCTTGTCATTACCAAAGTATCATTACTACCTATTGTATCGTTGTAATATCCATTAAATGCGTCCCACATTTTTTGTGTTTGGTCATACTTTTTAGTGTAAATTTTAGGAAAATTAAACACTGTGTCTGGATATTTCTTTTTACATACTTCTGCTGCATAAGTATGTATATCATCTACCTCTATCACTTCAAAAGGCAAGTCGGATAGTTTTTTATCAAAATTAGGTACATCTTCAAAGCCAAAATCTATTTGTCCCTCCAACAAATTACCTTCTATGCTCATTATTTCTAATCTAGCATCGTGTATTTTATCCTCAAATAAAAGTTTTCCTTTTATTTCTTTGGCCAAGTTTAAAGATTCATAACTTAAATAGTCGCCAAATGATATTAAAAAATCTTCATCTACATAAATTTCAAAAGGAAAGAAAAACTTAGTCAGCATTTTATCACTTACTACTGGATTGTTTTCTTGTATAGATACCTTTTGATTAGATAAATCTAACACGGCATTTTCTGTGAAAAATTTTATTTCCATACTTCTTCTATTATCAACATTTCTAAATCAAAACTAATGAGTTGTAAAGTAGAATCTTCCTCCTTTATTTTATCACTGATTGGAATACATTTTAAATACCTATCATTCAACTCCAAAAAGCAAAATGGGGAGGCTATGAGTTCTGAAATCATTGTTCTCTCAGCTTTCAAAATAAAACCTGTATTGATTTTTATGGTTTTTTCTTCCGTTGTTTCAAACTTTTTTTTGTGCTTAGCATAGACCCCTCTAGCAACAACAGACTGAAAAGCACCATCAATTTCATACTCACCTGTAAAAGCAGTAAACTCTGGAACTAAATTCTGATTTAGCCACTGTACATTTATTTTATGTTTTGGAGTTGGGAATTTGTAGTAATTAACTGTTTCTAGCTTTTTTTTGCCAGGGAATATCATTTCAGATGGCGTTAATCTCATACAAGCAACCATATTATCTGAAAAAGGATTCTCAAACGGCTTCATCAGCCCCCAATCGGCAGGATTGGTTTTACCTGTGATGTAACTCAACAGCACCTTATCATCGCCGAATATTCTCCTATTAAGATGGTTAGTCAATAAAGGATAACCTTTAGGTTTTCTCCCAGGAAAAAATTTAAAACCGCCTAACTGCTCACTAGACAATTCGGTATAATATTCATCTAGTTCTAGTGCCTCTATATGTACATAAGCACTATGCATTATTAGATCTATTACATTATTTACATTTAATAAATTAACAGAATACTTTTTAAAATATCGGTTAATCTTCTCGCCAATATCTATACTACACTTATCATTAAAATATGGGAACAGATATTCTGACTTAAAGCTTAAAGGCGTTCTTTCAACTAACATATTTACATTTAGTTTCAGCTTCAAAACACTAGCCTTCTCTGCATTTTTATTAAAAAAAAGTTTGCGACCATCTAAACAAAAATTATAATCTTCTAACTCAGACGAAAAAAAATGAGTTACCCTCAAATTTACGGTTATAGATGCTTTCTTGCCGCCTTGGTCTATTTGCACCACATCTGAATAAGAGCCTACCTCCAATTCAGAAGATGGTGATGTTTTTAAAACAATTCCCTCAGCTACTTTAGTATAAGTTAAGAATGGTGGAACAATTACAGAATAGTCTTCATTTGATGGCAGAGTTATATAAATTGTTTTTTGATCGGTTTCAGCCGAAGTTTTACTGATATTAAAAAACACTACCTCAGGATTAAGTTTTATTTCAGTTGAAACGACTGATAAGGTTATAGTAAAGTAATCCCACTCTATCCCAAACAGTTTTTTCACTCTTACAGAACATCTTATAACCCCTCCTGAATATAAAAACTCGCCTGTACTCTCTGGATTTGATATGCTATTTAGATCTAGTATCCCAGAAAATAATACCGATGGTAATCTATTCTCCGAAAAAAGGATACAATTACTAGAGGTATTCACTCTTATTGTAGTATCTCCCGTAAATTTTTTTGTATCTAAATTATAGGTTACATTATAATTAGATTTATCTACTATAAAACTCATATTAGTGCTTATTTTTTTCTACTATTCTTCTATAATCTTTTTGCATATCTTCCAGCTCTTTCCCCATTCTAGCTGATTTTTCAAATACACCACGAACGCCCTCTCTCTCTATTTTTTCTAAAATTTGAGTGTTCCTTTTTAATAAGGACAATATTTCCTCTGTATAATCTGGGGTATTATGAGGTAACTGAGGGTATTTACCATTCTCAAAGCCTTCCACTCTATAAACCTCCCGCATAAAATCGTTCTTTAATTTTGGGTCTATACGCTTCATTGCTCTGCCACTTACCACTAATTCTGGAAAATTTTTCCCTTGTTCCCCTACTAGCATTGTAGGTTCATCATAAATACCGCTCTTACTCTCTGTTTTTTTCGCACGAAACAGTTTCCCGTCTTGAACTCGTTTAACTGGATAATAACCACTCTCCGCTCCGACTATAGACGGTGGAGCTGGTAAAGGTTGCTTAGCTACCGTAGCATATTGAACACCGCCCAATGCCGTAACTGCTGCCGTTAAAATACCTGCCAAAATAGGATTAGCAGAATGTTTTTCCCATATACTCATAATCCCCATTGCTGTTTTAGTAACAATCTCTCCTTTTTTCATATCCTTCTCTCGCTTAGCTTCATCTACTTCTAATTGCCACTTTTTTATAGCCAATTCATTCTCAATAGCGATTGTTTTATGTTTATACTCTTGTTGGGAAATTATACCTGCATCTAGCTCTGCTTGTAGTTTTTTCTTCTTGCGTTCAGAAGCTACTTCATACCTCCGTAATTCGGCTTCTTGGTTAGCTTTGGTATAAGCATGGTAGGTAGCCATAATGTTTTTGGCAACCTCCAAAGCAGCTCCTATTTTTTGAATTTTTACTTCCAGCTTATCTGTATTTTCAAACATAGCCTCCCACTGCTCTGGTGTTAGTCCAAAAATATCAGCTTGTCCTCCAAAATTAGATAGAGAAGAAAATTTAGCGTCCTCTTTGCCATTCTTAATGCCATTAAGCTCTACTCCTATTTCCGCTAACCTTGCCTTCATCGCCTCTAAAGCTTTGGTTTGAGCTTCAGTTAAATTTGCAGGTGGTAAAGAATCTAATTCTTTTATCAGTCTTTTAAGATAGTTTGCTTGTAGGTCTAAACTCTTCTCCTGGTAATATCTCTGAATAGCTACTTTACCATCTTCCCAATTTCGTATTTTTGAAAGCTCTTGAGTAGATATTTTATCTTTTAGGAAAGCCCTTTGCTGTTCTAGCGTTTCTAGTTCTGCTATCTTTTCATTCTCTTGAGTTCTTAAAAGGAATATTTCTCTTTGGAAATTCTCTTCCTGCTTTTTAAGATTTTTCTCTTTATATTCTTCTTCTAGTTTTTGCTTTTTGAGTTCGGTAATCTCCATTTCTTGGAGTTGCAAATTCATTAGCCTTTTATTTTGCGACTTCCATTCCCTTTTTATAGCTTCAAACTTTCGTTTTTCTTCCTCAGTAGATTTAGAAATAATTTCATCTAGCTTTTTAAAATCTTCTTGGCTGTACTTTTGCTTTTCTAACTCTGCTAATTTTTTCCGTTCCGATTCTTCTATTATAGCTAACTCCTTTTCATAGCCATCTTTCATAAGGTCTATCTTGGCGGTTTGCTCTAACTCTTCTAATTTCAATCTTTCATCTGCAAACTTTTCGGCAGACTCTAACAGCTTTCTCTTCTCTTCCTCAAATTTACGAGCTTCTCTTTCCGCCCGTTTCTCTGCTTCTGTTTTCTTTACCCTTCCTTTTCCTTTAGTAGAGGTACTACCTTCCCCATTAGGTATATTATAGTTTGAAGTAGAAGATTCTCCAACCTCCTCTCCATTAGAGTAATAACTACTTATTTCGAACTCTAAAACTTTTTTCCTATTTCCTGTAGCTGTCTTATACGCTTTTTGTAAAGCACTTAAAGTTTTTTCCTCATCTTCGCTCAACTTTCTTAAAAGTTTCTTTGAATTGATTATATCATTTAAAATGGTAACACCTTTGTTATGCTCCTTATATGTCAGTGTTTCCAACTGCGTGTAAACTCCACCTGCTGACATCAATGTTGAAGAACCGTAATTCACATTAGATTTACCATGTTTTAACCTTTGGTTATTCCGTTTTCTTATTTCATTTCTTTCCTTCTGTTCCTTTTCCCTTGCATCTGAACCTTTAATATACTCTATCCTCTTTTTCTCTATATCGTCATAGATAGACTGTTTAGCCGCCGCTCTAGCTTTTGCTCTAGCCGCTATATCTACTTTAATAGCCAATAGCTCATAGGCTTCTGCCATTTTATTAGTCCACCTATACTCTTTATTAGCCTGGTCTGCCAATTGGGGGTGCATTCTTATTAAAGTTTCGTAAGCTTTTTTCCTCATATCTTGAGTCGCAACCTCTGATTTTAGCGTTTGCACAAGTAATCTTGTGCTATCTCTAAACTTTTCATTAGCCATTTTACCAGATTCACTAACTTCTCTCTGTATCTTCCCAAATTTATTCATCTCATCGGCTAACTTCCTTTGTGCTTCTTTAGCCTTTTCTGCCTCTGATTTAAAGTAAATAACAGACCCTATAACAGCAGTCAATCCTGCTATAACTAAACCAAATGGATTTAATTTTAATGTGTTAAAAAATAATGTTACAGCCAATCTTGCTCTAGTTATATTTCCTGTTAAAGCAAGTTTAGCAGCTGACAATAACAAAGTAGAGGAACGAGCCAAATTAGCTTGTATCCCCATTGCCTTCAACGCCCAGTTTAATAAATTAGTAGAAATAGTACTTCTCCTTGTCCAAACATCTACCAACATCAATCCTGTCCTATATGAAAGTAAAGTGGTGATTACTACTGTAAATATCTTTATTAAATGCAGTAATGTATTTCTAAATATGGTAATATTACCCTCCGTATCCTCAACAGCTCCTATTAACTTCCCAAATGTTTCTATTAACCATGTGAGTGTATTAACAACAGCTTCACTTGTAAACATACTTATAAACTTTTTCCGTACCTTCTCATAGATTGCAGCTGCATTATTATTAACCTTATTAAATTCTTCTTGGAGCGAAGTAGCTTCCTGTAGGGCTTGATTGGATAGCTCTATGCTATTTCTAAACTTATCTGTATTATCTCCTGCCGCTCCTACTATAGAAGTTAAATATTGGTCGTTAAGTTTTAATTTATCTAATATAGCCGCTACTTGGGTTGCATCTAACCCCCTCATACCCTCGGAAAATTTTAAGAAAAATTCTGTAGGATTAGTATTTATTAGCTCCTTAACTTTTGCAATAGGTAAATTCATTACTTCAGCAAACCCTTGAGTATCCTGTGCCGCTCTCCTTACAAAGTTAGAGTACGCCGTAGCAGAACGCTCGGCATCTATACCACTCTCTTCAAAAGCAGCCCCTAAAGCCATTGCCTCTGCCACAGTAGGTTTTAACTTTTCAGGTAATGCTCCTACCCTAGTAGCAAACTCTGCAATATTAGCTTCTGATGCCGCCCCACTTGCACCTAATTCATTAAGAGAAGAACCTATCTGATTGATAGCAGTTGCCATATCAAGGTCTTTGGTCTCTTTAAATAGTCCCTTTATCTTACCTATCTTATTAGCTACCTGCTCTACTCCACCAGAAAATGAATCGCTCAATGCTACATAGGCTTTATCTACCTCTCTAGTAAAATCTTTAATCTGCTCTTTAGGAACACCCAAACGCCCTCCTACTTCTGCTATCTTTAATAAATCTAGCTTAGAAGTCCTAGTATCAAATTCATTAAATGATTTGGTGAGTTCTTTTACAGCTTCATCTGTCATACCCGTTGTTTTGGCTACTGCCGTTTGAGCATCAGATAACTTATTATTAAGGTCTATTGTAGATTGTATGGATATGGCTATACCTGCAAAAGTGGCTAATACCGCTGTTGCCATACCAGAATATCGGTTAAACTTATCTGCCAAACTATTTATAGAAACTCCTGCCGATTGTGCTCCTTGCCTAAGCTCTCCCATCCTGGAGTTAATCTTTTCCAGCTCTAGCTGAGTAGATTTATAACTACCATGGTCAGGGTTCATATGGCTAAGAGTATATTGCAAATCTCTCGCCCTACCACGCAACTGCTGCATAGTAAGACTCATAATATCCATTGCCTTTACTTCTGCCTCTATTGCTTTTAAGTTTTCCCCATATTTTTTTGTTAAGTTTTCTAGTTCTTTTTCGGCTTTGCTGTACTCTTCAGAGTTTTTCTTTTTACTTGCCCTAAGATCTTTCATTATCTTTTTCTGCTCCTCCATACTATCACTCAGCTTATTATTAGCTCTCTCTAAAGCTAATATTCTACTTTGGGCTTCATCTCCGTTTACTACTACTTTTAGTGAAAGAATTTCGTCTGATATTTTTTTAGCCATTGCCTTTATTTTCTGCGAAATTCTGCAATACTCCGACTCCGCTGTGCCAAACTAATAAGGTAGCCTATGGAATAGGCAGTTGCTTACTGGTGGGAAATCCTGCCATATTTCCACAAATGCCTGTGTAAGGCAACCGCATTTAAGTATCTCGGCGGCGTCGGAGTCTAAAAAACACAAACCTCATTCATAAATTTATGAATGAGGTTTGTGGTCTAATTTTCAATAACTTATGAATTTACATTAAATTCATAAAGTGCTATAAGTGATGTTTTTTCATTCTGAAAAAACTATTTTTAATCAATATAAATAACTGATTTTCAACAAAAAAAGCGTTTAAAACAGTTGCTTTAATCATATTTTTTTCGTATTTTTACATAAGTAAAACAAACATTATGAACAAGTTACAAGAAAACGGCAAGGTTGTAAACAAAGTAGCAACCGCCACAGAAGAAAAGCAAAAAGTTAAAGTTTCCGAAGCAAATAATCTAACAAAACAGGAGCTTAATTCAAAAAAAGAAGAATTATCTAAAATTCTATCTGTACAATCTGCTGAACAGAGAATTAAAAACTTGGATATTATCCAAAAAATGGCAGAAAAACACAAGTTCTTAAAACTTAAACGAGATTCTTTAAATGCGTTTATGGTGTCCCGTGATGGACTTAAGGAAAAACTTTTTATTATGAATGATAACGGAGAAAGTTTTGAGATAAGCAACGGCACTATAATATCCGAGCTTTTAGATGTCTGTTCTAAAAAATTGGACGATATGCTCCAAGAAAGCGAAATGCAAATACTAAATTTTCAAATATAACTAAAAAAATACCCTCTCACTGTGACGAGTGGGAGGGCTTATTTAAACTCACAGCATAGATAGTAAAACAAACACTATGAATCCAACAGCGACAAAAGTACAAAAAATTTCTGATATTGTTTTTAAAAAACTAAAACAACAAGGATTTTCTAAATATTTTAATTGGATTGATTACCAATATTTCAAGAATATAGCAAGGAAAGAATATCACACCACACAAGAAATAGCGGATAAGATAGTAGAATTATTTATTAACTATCATAATGAATTTTCTGATTTTGCTGATTATGAATTTTAGAAAATTAAAAATATCCTATCTTTTTCAAAACAATAAAAAACGCCCTAAAATTTTACTTTCTGGAAAGTGGCTTAATACCGCAGGTTTTGAAATTGGGGAAAGCGTAAAGGTAGAAGTTTTTAAAAACAAAATTATTATCAGAAATGAAAATTAAAACATACACGGGAACTACTAGCAAAACGAAACACAAAAAAGTTTTTTACATTCAATCTCACGGATTACACGCAGGAAGACCATTAAAACAACCCATTTCAAACTGTTGGGAAGTTAGTACAGATTTACATTTCTGTTTTGAAATATTAACTATAATTTTTGAAAGTAGAATTTTGGAGACTTTTCTCATCGGCTCTGTTATACCTTTTTTAAGGCTAGAGGATTATAAGAACATTATTACTCCCATTGTAAAAAATGCCCTGCAAAATGAAAAAATTAACCATAAATACCTACAACTTGAAAAGATAGAAAAACAATTAAAAATAAGCGAAGAAAGCCAGCGTATTCTGAAAAAATTAAAACGAAGCCTATGTTTACAAGCAATAAATGAAATAAAAGAAAAAACGCCAATATAAGGCGTTTTTTTAGTTCAAAAAATTTCGCCGCTCCGCTAGGGTTTTCAATGAACCCTAGCGGAGCGGTTTACAGCGGAATATTATTTTTTTATATTTTAGTAAAGTCTTCTTTCTCTGCTAAAGCTCGGAACTGCTGCTTAACTTCTTCTGTAAAACCAAAAGATAAAGACTTTACTAAAAACTTTTTGTGTACCATTGTAGGCTTATTGTGTACTGGGTAATTCTTTTTCTTCTTCTTACCTCCTGGTATTTTCCTAGTTCCCCTAGTATAGCCTCTGCTTTTTCTAGTCTTCATATCTACAAACCTCATTGGGGCAAGAATGCGATAATCTACCGCGTTATCAGATACGCTTATACTCCCTGTATCCCATTTGGAAGAACTAAACCTATTTATCCTTCTGTGTTTTTTACTAGATTTCAGCACATCTTCTCCATACTGCTGGAGCTTGGCTTTAATAAATCGCCCTTCTATAACCCCTACATCTGTTTTTCTCTCGTCTAGTAGTCCCATATCTAAAATTGTATATCTAGGCTCCAGCCATTACATTGGGATTTCTTCCACACGGGGTCAAAATCTAAGCCGTTTAAATCTAATCTAGCCGTAGGCATATAACAAGGGTCTGAGATTTTAACTATCAACAAATCCCTTACTTTTTTCATTAAATGATAAGTTCTTTCAAAAACAGCTATAAACTCATCTTCTGTAAGTTCGGAATAGTCTGTTTTTTCTAACACCAAAATCTGTGTTGTTACTGTATCTCCTATGGCATCTACATTGATGGCTTCTGTACCATAGCTAGGAAGTACACCAACTAGATAGGCATTGTCTTCTTTTTCTCTACTTTCCAAAGTATTACCCAACTGACTATCATCTACCACTAACCACGCTTTGTTTATACCAGGTACTTCTGCTTTAATTTCTTGAAGAAGCTCGTAAAATAGTTTAGGACTCATTCTTTTTTTGTGTTTTTAAATCGTCTAAATTCTTTTTTTTCAGCTCATAAAGACGGAGTAATATTTGCCACATATTAGTTTCTCTAACGCCATTGTATGAACCAAACACTCCGCTTTCTGCTATATCGTGAAGCACAGAGTGCATTCCTATACCTGGAATATCAGATTTTTTTTCTTCACCTGTTTCTTGATAAATGATACTTAAATCTATGCTTTTCCCCATAACCATAAGCTCTCCCCCTAAAATATATTCTTGCATAGAGGTAAAATATAGATAAAACCCATATAAATACCGAATATCTATATGCCTAAATATCCCATTAGCTTTCTTTTTAGCATTTTTAAGCTGGTAGTTTTCGTTTCTACCTAAATAGAAAATAGAAAACAAAGTACGCAGAGCTTCTACATCTCCCGTTTGAGAAAAATAAATATATTCCTCCAGCCCATCTACATACTGACCAAACATCACATCTTCAAAGCCATCTTTAGGACCGAAGTAGGTATTAAACATTTTTATGTGCGGTAGTGGATTATTAAAATAACCGAGCTTTGTCTCTATTTTAACACCTTCGGGCGTTTCTGTTTTATTGAAAAAACTATCTATCTTTTCGGATAGAAGAAAAACTTGCTGCCATTTTATATCATTTTCATCTATTGTTTTGGGTATAGACTTAGGTTTTTCTAAATTCAACAGAGCGTATAACGCCAAAATTCTAAACTCAAAATAATTGATTTCTTTTGAGTTTAAACAATAAATAAGTTTGGATATATCTGCATATTGCCTTCTATCACACTCGGATAGATTCTCGGGCAAAAACAATGTTTTCTTTATATCTGGAAAATCTAATATTACCATAAATTATAAGTCTACAAAACCGTCATCAGCTCCAAACCCTAAAGGCAAATCTAGTTCTTCTTTAGTTTCGTTTGTTACTTTTTTATTACTAACTATCTTTTCTTCTATCTTGAGTAAATATTTATCTGCATCTTTTTCAAACACCATTGCCGTCTCTAAATATTCTAATTTAGCCCCTTGCTTTTTATTAGCACTCCCTGTTTTTGAATATTGTAATACTCCCTTAGGAAATAATTTAATATTAAGCCTACGAATACCCCACGCCATCGCATAATTTACTCCTGCTATTTCTATTAAATGCCTTAAATCTTCCGAAATAGAATCTCTTTCGTTAAAAATTTCTTTTCCTACTCTTGGAAGAACCTCTAGTTTATCAAACTCTCTGAGTGCTGGAATCAATTTGAAAAATAAAAGATGAGAACCATCTATATTAAATATATTTTCAAATTTTTCTATGCTATTTACAAACAAGTTGCTTGAATTATATTTTTTAGTATTTATAGGAATATCATTCTTAATCATATACTTGAGCAACCTGTCTAGATGACGATAAAACAAGTTTTCTAACCCTTCATCGTTAGATTCTATCTGCCATTCAAAAGCAGATACCATATGCTCGTCTCTCCTCATAAGCCGCCCATTATTAGTAACAGATAAATCCGCTGTAGGAGCATAAATAATGTATCCCTTAAGAGCTACGGCATATTTAACCAATTCTAGCAAATCTTTATTTGCATTAGGCAAACATAACTCTTTATAAGTTTGTTCCCCTATAAGGTCTATTATCTCATCTGTAGCAGATTGTAGAGAAGACTTAAGCCTTGCAAAACGCATATCTGCATCTACAAAGCCTAATAGATCTTTGAACTCAGAGGAAAAACTTTCTTTAGCGAATAACAACTCCATAAAGTATTCTTAATAATGTATAAAACCCTAAGCCTGTACAGAACAAGGCAAAAACTACCAACATAATGGCTATATATTTGCACCCTTTAGGAGGCGTTGTATTATTCATTTCCATAATCTAGTATTTTATTTCTATCTTTCTTTGCTATCTCTTCTTGCCTTTTGGCTGTACCGTGATAAAAGCCCATCTTGAGCCTCTTATTCGGAAAGTTTATTTTTAGTGCTGCATTTATTACCTTCATCACTATCCTTTCTGGTAAATCTATACTTGAAAGCACATAGTTATTGTAAGCGTAATACTGTTCGGAACCAGTATCTGACTTTCCTCCGTGGGATAAATTCCCTAGTGCCGAGTGTATGCCTATGCCAGTAGCTACAGAAGCGTCTGCTTTATTGGCAATATCTATATGGCTTTGAACCACATCTCTCATTTTCTGGTCTATAACATTTATCTCCCAGCCTAGCTCCGTAAAGTTAGCTCCATCTACATAAAGTACTCGTTCACTATGCCAAAACTTTCCTGCATTTTCAATCCCTGATAGCACCTCTTTTATTTCCGTTAATATCTTTTTCCTAAGGGCTTTAAGCATAGATTCTTTATAGTCCCTATTTTCTAGGGTACACTTTTCTTTTAGTTCTTCTCGCTTAGCGTCCCAAAACTCTTTAGGCGAAGTGATATGATATTTAATGTTAATGGCATTTTTACTTAATGCTGCTAAAAATTTAGGTACATTACTGGACTGAATAATCCAAGGTACCGAACCTAATATGTGGGGTATAGAAAAGAAGTCCGAACAAAATGTGTATAAATTAGAATATTTAATAGAAATCCCTGCTTTAAAAGGATTTTGCTCATCAAACATTGGATATACCTCGTACTCCGAAGGCTCATCTTGTTTATGAAGAATAATATGGGTAGGCGTAAATTTTTTGCCTACTACCAACGGTCTATAAGGCACAATATGCTCAAGTTTTGCAACTTTTTGATTAGAGCCTATACGCCAGCCTTTTGTTAAAATAACCTTGGTATAACAGCCCTCTATGTGGCTATAGTCTGTATTGCATTTGGCTAAATAGCCTTCGTAATCCCAGGTATCTAGCCACTTTTGTACCTCCAAATCATCTTTGTACTCACGAACCAAAGTCCCATTTACAAACTTTTCTTCATACAATTTAGGACCTTGCCCCCAATTAAGCTGAGTTTTTTTATTTAATATTCCTGGAGCAATAGAGTTAGAATAGACTATATTTCTAATAAGTAAAGGCAACTGATTATTTTCTCCATACGGAAAAACATTCCAATCATCATACCTTGAGACAAATGGACGAGCCTCAAAAACATCTAACGGAGACCAAGGCTTATGTTCCTCTCTCCTTTTATCTATTGTTTCATAAGTAAACGCACATTGCTCGTCTATATTTATGGCATTGTAATCATCTATAAACTCTATCATGTGAAATCTTTAGACCGTTAAACTTCATTAGTAATGGAAGCCAAAAATGTTTTTTTTCTCCTGTATCTGTATTCTCATAAGCAATAAGATTTTTGGCGTAACGACTTTTGCTTTTGGGAAGACCCGCAGATAACAATGCTCTATCTATAACCTTGTAGCCTCCACTTTCGCCTCTACTCCTATCACAAGAGATAAAACCTATGCTAAATGGGATATTTTGAGACGATAATTTTCTCATCGCTCTAAGGGCATCATAGATATTTATTTCCTTGTTTTCCAAGTCTTCCATAATGCAAAAAACGGCAACTTCTGAAAGTTGCCGTGCCAAACTAATTTACAATTTATTTAACATTTCCATAGCTTTATTATAAGCTGTGTCATATTCTTTTTTAGAAATTTCTTTTGTGATATATCGGCAAACTCCTATATCGTGCCAATGTTCTGCGATTATACTTTTTAGTTTTGTTTCATTGCCATTAAATACAATACAAATCCCCTTATAAAACAATTTATTTTCTGAGGTTACTTTCATATAGCATTTTTCAATAGCTAAACTTATTTCTAGATATTTTAAAGCCATTTTAAAAGATTTTTAAACTTTCTGTATCTATATAAGGTACTTCTAGGAGAATAGATTTTAGCTCCTTCTCAGGTAGTACCGACTTAAATGCATAGATATACTCTACCTCATTATAAGACATAGACCACGAGCCTAAGCCTTGTACTGATTGTAGTTTTTCTTTTAGCGTTAAAATTGAGTTAAAGTATTTTGTCCTAACTTCATACTGAGTGATGATGTTAGGATTTTCTTCCTTAACAAAACGATTTTCTCTGTAATAGACTACAGCCGACAAGTCGTCATCTACCAAAACCATTATGTTATTTTCTCTCCTAAAAAGGCTTCCTGCCTCTATTATTTCTTTGCTTGCTAGTTCTATATCTGTTGTGTTTCTGTAGTACATATTTCTTCTGTTTTTAGGGTTAAAATATCTTTTAAAACTTTTCTTAGGAGAGAGTGGAGCATCGCTCTTTTCTCTCTTTCTTCTTCTGCTAGGCAGTCTTCGTACAGATAGGCATCTTGGAAGACGGAAAACAAGCAGTCTTCTAGTTCGTCCTGCGAGTAGAGACCTCTAAGTATCTCCAGCTCTCTTTGGGCTTTGTCTGAAAGCCCACAAAATAAATTTTTGGTCATAAAAATAGTTTTAATAATGACCGTAAAAATTACGGACTAACTTGATGTAGCATAGATTGAAATTTCTTTGTACAGCAAAATGCTCTTTACCCTCTTGCGTGAGAACCGCTAAGCGAAATTTACCTTTACCTAGATTTTTGTAAGTGAACCTTCTAAATTTGTTCTTCTTGTAGAACTCGCAAGGGCTTTCTAATTTTGGAAGCTTAGAACTAAACCCTTTAGTAGCCTGTGCGTTGGCAAAACGGAAGATATCCAGACTATCTGGAGTACCTTCTAAATTAATTGTGTTTAGCATTTTATAATCATTTAAAAAGTTATTCTGATAAAAACCCCACATAAAAAAACCTTGACTTTCGTGGGGTCGCTAAACACAATCATACAAAGAAGATTAACCACTACTTGCCAAGGCTAAGTTATATCGTAAAAGTTGAAGATTTTTTATAGACTATCTTCCTTGTCTGATTGTATTTAGCACTGCAAATGTAGAGAAAAAGTTTAATATTTTAAAATTATTTCTAATTTTTTAATAAAAAATTAGGCTGTCTCTTTTATGAAACAGCCTCTCTAATTTAGATTTTTAGTTTAAATATTTCTATAATTTTATCCTCATTGATTATTTCTATACCAAATTCCTCTGCCTTTTCTAATTTCCTCCATCCTGCATCTTCTCCAGCAATTACATACTCCACTTTTTCCGTTACTGAAGTATCTATATCAGCCCCTACATCATATAAAAGTTTGGCTAAATTGTTTCTATCTGGGAAATATGTAAATTTACCAGTAATAACCACTTTCTTCTTATAGAATACGGAAGAGGTATCTTCTACATCTTTTTTAGGATAATAATATTTTCTATCTATTTTCCTTGATTGTAATTCTGCAATTTCTTCTTGTGTTATTTCTCGTCTATGTAAATCAGATAAAAAAACTATTTCATCTGGATTGTCAATTTTATAGCTAGGTTCTTTTTCTAATTTGGGTAAAATAGCTTCACTTTCATACAGAGAAACAAATACATTCACAAATCCATCTTTTATAATTTCATCAATCTTTAATATATATCCTTTCTGTATAATTTCTAGGACTTCAATACATTTTTTGGAAGGCACATAACCTATTTTTTTTCTCCCAAACAAAATTTTTATTGCTTTTTTATCGTGAGGATTATCAGGTTCTGGAACTAATTTTAGCTCATCTCCTACAAAACAATTTTTTTCTATATATTCCATACGATTCTCATGTGATACACCCGCTATTGCAAAAGTGGTAACATAATTATAGTTTGGAATTTCTTCATCATAAAAATCTTTAAGCTCTTGATAGGTTAGCTTATCACGCCATCTAGCACCATTTAATGTTCCTTTATCTAACTTTTCTCTAAAAGCATCCTTAATTCTATAATCACTAAATAATCCTTGTTGCTCTAATTGATAATAGATATCTCCTAAATAAGGTGCTCTAGTTTTTTCTAAATACTGAAAAACCTTGATAGGATGAGACTTCACTGGATGTGGAATATCTACATCTATAGTATTAGTGTCCTTTTTACTATCATTAGTATTACCTTCAGAAGAATACCCAACATATATATAGTAAATCGAAACAACAATAACAAAAACTATAACAAAACCTATAAAAGACATTTTTTAATTTTTAAAAGATTTCCATAAAACAGCCTTGTCATTATCTGACATTTCATCAAATGTTTTTCTTGATATGTTTAATCGTTTAAGATTCTTATTTATGTATTTCTCTATCCTTTGATATTCTTCTGTTCTATAATTAACTATCAATTCTAACTGCTTTCTTAGTATCTTTCTTAAAAGAGTATTAGAAATACTCTTTATAAAACTTTTTATTCCTTCTTTATTCTCAAATACAAATGATAGCTTTTTTCCATTATTATATTTTTCATCATAAGGCTGAAGAATAGCATTTTGAATATCAATGTTGTCGTAATTATCTAACTCTAAAAGTTTGCTGTAATTTTCAATGAAACTTTTTCTTTTGTTTTCTAAATATTCAATACTTGCATCATATAATCCTAATTCATTTATTTCCTTTACATTTTGTTTATAAAGTTCTTCATAAATTTCTTCTCGTGTATCAGCTATCATATCTCTACAAAAATCATAATCTTTTGTTTCAAGACATTTATTTTCTACTATACCTAAACTATCTAGCTTTTTAAATAATTGGTCTTTGTCTTGGGCATAAATAAAGCTTGAACAAAACACAAATAATAAAAATAACTTTTTCATAATGATGATTTTCCCACAAATATAATAAACCGTTTTAAATCGTTGCAAGTTCTAAAAAACAAAAAGCCCCAAACTCGGCTCAAAGTAGGGGCGGGTGTAATAATAAATGATAATCGCAAACTATTAGATAGCTATACGAACAGAGCCTATTTTTTTACTTAAATCTTGTAGTGCATAGTTAAGGGTTTCTATCTCTTTTTCTGTAAATTTAGCAGGTTTCCCATTAACTGTATTTTCATTGATACGCTGGTAAAGCCACGATTTTGTTTTTCCAAAATATTTTTCAGCTAAATAGGACAATGAAATAAAATCACTCACTTCATCTAAAGCATTTCTTACATTTAATTTTTTCAGTTCTGATAGTTGTTCATTACCTAAGTTTAAAAAAGCTTCTCCGTATTTTTCTGGATCAGATTCTACGAGTCTTTTCATTTCTGCTAATTTTTCAGAAGCGATATCTTTACTTGACGCTTCTAAGTATTCTTTTTTTAAAGTTTCAAATGTATTCATTGTTTTATTTTTAGATAGAATATTAGAGACTTATGTCATCTCTAATATTCTTTTATTTAGTTTTTTTAATTCATCTATATACTCCTTAATCATTTCATCATATAACTTTTGAAGTTTTGGGGGCAACTTGTGATGAATTTCAATAGCACTCAATAATAACTCCTCGTACTTTTGTTTTTCTTCAATTAATTTTTCCTTTGTGGTCATTTTTATCATTTATTATTACACTACAAATATAATAATCTTTTGGTTATTACGCAAGTTTTTTAGTAACTTTTTTTATTTTTTTACTCAATAGCTTCTGGAGCATTAAACTCTACCTTCTGTTTTTTGAGTAATTGTATCCAAGGACGGCGACATATCAAATATTTGAGTGCGTCTGACATGTTGGTGGAATACATTGGGCGTTTACTTAACTCTAGTTTCTCCGAAGTTTTATCCTTGAATAGCTGGTTTGTACCTCTTTTGTTTGGTTTTACTATTTGCTTCGCTACATTCATAGAAGATACAAGCTCCCTACATTGGTAACGGTCTATTAGAATACCTGGAAGCTCAGGATAAGTTCTATTCATCATCGCTTTAGCCATCATAAATTCTGTTTGTTGCTCTATATTGCCTTGGTTTCGGCTCATTAGATTTACTACCCAACCTGTACGAATACCATTCGCATCATACTCTAAAAACTTTTTAATCTCTGTCGCCCAATCTCGCCCCAGTTGTTGATACTGATTTCCAGAACGGTCATAGTACAAATCAATCTCTTTTCTTTTATGATGTTTAAAAAAGTCTAAAAACTTAGAACATAACGCTTCTGAGGATTGTGGTGCTAGTGTCCAGAAATTTTTAAGCACTCTAATGTATTCTTTATTAGACTGTGCCACTACCATAGAACACTGGTCTCCGAAGTCTATTCCAAGTTCAAGTTTCTTGTTGTGATTAACATAGTTTAACCCTAACGAGGTTAGCTCCGCATCATCTCCTGTATTGAATTGCTGATAATACTTAAAGTTAATACCATCATCATAAATATGTTTATCCTCAAAAGCCACATAAAACTTTTGCCCTTCTTCTACCTCTGGAGGCAAGGTAAGTACGGCAGTATTAAATTCTACTATTCCTAAAGCAGCTAGAGCTGTTTTAAAGTAATCTAACCTTAAAATATCTACATTGACAAAACTAGATGCCATATAGAAAAATGTAGAATTTTTTCTAAGTCGCTCCCAAAGCTCCGAAATTTTGGCAATTTTTCGCTGCGTTTTTTGGAGTAGCCTTTTATTACGCTTTCTAGCATAATGTATAGCATCTGCTTTGGCTTCATTTAACTCTAAGGATATTTGCAGAAGATATTTCATCTGCTTTCTATTCATTTCCTTTTCTCTATCCAAAATCCAATCATACTCTCCTGGCATAATGATATTAGGATAGTCTGTAGTAAATGTAAGCCCCAAATAATAAGCTGAATGCCCAAATATAGTGGAGTCTCCACGCAAAGCGGGAAATAAACGGTCTATTCTCCTTTTTTCTAGATATTTAGTCTCATCTCCCACCAAATGTTGGTAGGAGTTACCCGCCCCAGAACTAGGCGTATCCATAGATATGTAATTAAAAAAATTACCTAGAAATGTGGAAATAGTATGTTTATAGGTTTGCGGAGCTTTGTAAGGTTTTTTAAAGTGCTGTGGAGGCGGTTTATCTACGACATAATGAATACCCTCTACCCAACCTTTACGATTCCACCCCTCAATGATGGACGGCACAACATTTTTAAGAAGATTGGTATAAGTATCTCCCACGATACCTATATAACACCCTGGCATATCGTAACAAATATCCATCAATCTCTCTGCTTGATAGTCCGTTGTCTTCCCTGTGCCTCGCCCTAAAACTAAAAACAAATTTTGTGGTTGCATTAAATCTACTAATGTTTTCAACCACGATGCATAGCGAACTTCTACATCATTAAAATCAGTTTTTACGAGGATTTTCTTCTTCATCTTCAAACACTTTAACTGGTAATATCAATGCCTCTTGCTTTATTCTATCCCTTGCCTTCTCGGTAAGTTCTTTTGTATTTGCATCTATCCAAAGCTCTATCTCCTTACGGTCTTCATTTGGAAGCTCAAAATGCTTATCCATATCCATAGTATAAACTTTGAACGGCTTTCTTAAAGCATCTTCTGGAGTTTCTATAGGGTCTTCTTTATCTAACCCTCTAAATTTAAAAGCTCGTTCCTTTATTTTAGAAGCTTTTTCTATATCTGTTACAGATTCTGCTAGTGCCATAGCTAAGTTGTATGCATTATCTAAATCATCAGCGTATAAATTTCGCCAAGCTGCTTTAGATATTTCATTATCTGAATAGAAATACTCTATGGTTTCATTGTAGAACTGAACGGCTTTTAGCCTATTTCCTTTTAAATCTGGCTCAAAGGCAATTAAATGTTTTATGATAGCCTCTTTAGTTCCAAAAACATCGTGCCTAAGTCTCATTGCCCTAATTTTATCCAATAAATTAACATACTGGAAAAATTCCTCAGGCATATCATCTATACGACCATTCTCTATCCATTCATATAAATCATCAAGGTTGTAGTCCGTTAATTTCTTCTTCGCCATAGATGTATTTTTTTTTCAGTTCTGCTAAAAGCTGCCCTCTTCTTACTTTTTCTAGCTGCTGATGTGCTGTTATATTTCCACTCATAGCATTTTCCGCTAACTTCATTCCTGCATTAGCATCTACCATCAATATCCCTCTTTCATAATGATAACGCACCTTAGAATTAGGTTTGTTCCATTCTTTCATAAAATCTTTATATGAAACATCTAAATACATAGCTATCTTATTGGGACCATAACCCGCCCCTGCCAAATTCTCTATTTGGGTATATTCTTCATCTGATAATAGTATCATTTCCTTTTCTTTTCAAAGTAATTCATAGAGATATAGTGCATCAAAACACTACCTACCACAGAACCTATAAGATAGGTAAGCATAAGCACAGGGCTATCAAAATTTTGAACGACATTCTTAATCACTAATAACCATATCCCATTACTCAACACACTCGCTATGGTATGAAAAGCTATACTATCGCTATTTCTTGCCCTACTTACAAGCGTGAAACTAGCATTTTGTAAAACTACTAATCCAAACATTTTTAGTATTTCTATCATTCAAATATTGTTTTTCTAAATTCAAATACTTCTTTTGAGTTAGCCAATACATATTGCTCTAGCTGGGCGTTTTCGCTCCAATTTCCAGACCCTTCTAATACCAAATGAAAACCATCTATTTTAAGCAAACATATTTTAGAGTGATTCCAGAAGTATTTAACATTAAAATTGCCATTATGTTTACATACCCCTTCTAACACATCTATTGTTAATGGATTTCTTTTTGGCATAGAGTCGGAAATAAGGAGCGTTACTTTTCCAACTCTGCCGTTTTGCTGAAGCTCTTGCAAGGCTTCTACTACCCTTCTGCTGATACTATATGTACTGGCATACAATTCTTCTATAAAGTGTAGCTTAGCTATCCAAGGAATAAAAGTGAACGCATTAAACGCCTTTTCTGTTTGTAAAAAAAATACTTCTCCTTCTTGAGGTATTCTAACAAGTTGATTTAAGTTTTCAACTCGTTCTAAGTGTTTGTTAAGATATACTGATTTTACCTCTGGATATACTTTGCTTTTATCCTCATGTAACGAGGATATAGAAAAGTATTTATTTTTCTTTGAGTCTTTCATCTACTAACTTTTGCTTTTTCTCTAACATTGCTAGGTCTTCAGAAAGTTTATATTTTCTTTCTTCATCATCTGTTTCTTTAAGGGCTTTTTTCTTTTTAGAAATATTAGCCTTTAAATTATTTTTAGCTTTAGATAGTTCTTCAGCAGTCATCTCTTTTATTTCTTTTTCTATCTTATAGTCCTCAAAAATAGGGTGTTCTGCTAGGAAATCTTTATGTTCTTTGTAATACTCTAATTCTGCGTGAATTTCTCTATTTAACTCAAAATTTTCTAGCAATTCATTAGCAATTTTGAAAATTTGTTCCTCTGTAAGCTCAGGTTCTGCCACATTTGCTACTTTATCAAATAGCTCTTGATGCAGCTCCTTAAAAGTGTGAAATGATGTAATGGCATCATTTGCTAGTATTTTCAGCTCGTTAGGACAATCTTTATCTCTTAAGAAAGGATACTCCGATGAAAACCTTAGTCCCGTTTTCTCTTCTTCGTTCATTTCCTTAAGGATATTCATAAAACTAGCCTTTGCTTCTGGATTAGATTTAACCTGCTCTTCTATGGTTGAATCTACCAATAAAGTCTGCTGTACCTGTTCTTGAGTATCTTCCTTGAAATTTGCCAAATCAGCATTTGTTATTGCTAAATGCTGTTTAACATCATACTCTAGCGTATCTAGTAATGTAGGATTAAACCCTCTAGCATTATAGGACCTTATGAGATTAGGATTTCCGTTTGAATTTATAAAAACGCCTAATAAGGCATTGAATCTTTTAACTTGGTCTTTTTCTGTTTTTAAAATTTTTATCGCTATATTTTTCATCGTATAATATTTATTTACAAAAAACGGCAACTTAAATAAGTTGCCGTGCTAATCTAATTTATAAGGCTATCTCCTAGCGACTTCCACCAAATAGGTCTTATCAGCAACCGTAACCCTAAAGTCTATAACGGCTCCCTCTAACGCTATCCAGTCTGCCCCATCTTTAGTTAAGACGGCTACCGCTCCAGATGCATTATTTTTTATCTTGTACGGATCAGCTCCACCACCTCCTATGAAACTAACCGTTTGCCCATGTTCAAAATCTGAACTTGAAAAACTAATATTAGCTGTTGTAGAAGCAGAAGCTAACTTCACCACATTACCATTAGCACTAGATAAGGCAAAGCTAGAACCTGTGGCTTGAAATGGATCTGCAAAAGAAATAGGACCGTTATAGAACATCACCCTATCATCGTTCAGCATTTCCTGCTCAAAAGTAAGAGTAGTTACATTGCCATCTTTATCATCTTTAGTCGCAGGAGATAATTTCATTGGGTGGCACTGGCTCCCCATCACTTTATACTCAGAAGTACCACAGCCTCCGTAGAATATTATAAATCCTTCATTAGCGTATCTTTTAAGAAAAGACATGATTTCTTTTTCTGTACCAGGGTGTTCTCCTACAAATTTGTTTTTACTTCCCATTCCATCTGGATTCCCTCCAGCTTCAGAAGTTGCAGCTTGTGTAGATGGTGTCATGTATAATTTTATGAAGGTTGTTCCTGGTTTAAAGATATAGCTACCTTCTAATGTTACCAAATCCGCACCTACTACTGGGTGTTTTATAATTTCTTTATTTAAAGCTAATATTGCTTCGCCTCTTTTTGGAGTTGGTAACCCCGCATTGCTTGATGCTTTTAAAACTTGTCTCATTTTTTAATATTATTAAATCTAGGCAGCAACCAAAGCTACTGCCTAGTATTGGTTAATTATCCTTTATTGATTTCCACCCAAACATTGTTTACAAAGACTAAGTCTAAGAATTTGCTAGGTGCATCTAGTATCACCTGACTATCTACCTTGATGTTTCCATCTACGGTATCAATCGTTAAGGTCTTACCTTCTGCCGCTTGGATTCTCAAACGGTTGCCTTCTTCACCACCTGTAATGGCTTCTAGAGTTCCATTTTCTCCTTTATACACATATTCGTCTGCTTTATAATCTAAAGACAATGTGTCAAAAGATTTGTAAGTAGGTTCTAGGGCTGGAGAAGTGGTTCTGCTTACTTCTTTATATGTTCCATCTGCTTTTTTAATCAGAGTTAAATCACCTCCTGTTTTAAGGTTAAAGTCTTTGGTTAAATCTAATTTTGCTCCTCTTTTAACCTTAACTTCTGAAGCAAAAGAAATATCCCCTCTAATTACCAAAATATCTCCTACATTACCTGTAATCTCAACAATATCCGTTGTAAAGTCAATATCTGGTTTTACACGGTTGTGTCTTACTTCTAAGATACCTGTCTTATTATCATAACAAGTAGCGAAGAAATCAGAGTTAAACAATGGCGTATTATTCGTCCAAATCATCTGCTTAGCCAAAGCGAGTTTATCGCCTGGTACGGTAGCTAAACCGATGTGGTTAATACCAATACCAATTCTGTAATCTGCAAATGCATAAATATCTCTTAAGAATTTCTCTATTGTAAATAGCGACTTTTCCTCTGGCTTGTATTCAAATACCTTAATGTTATCCATTGTGGTAACAATAATAACATCTGAACCTTCTAACCATTGTAAAGGAACAAACTTAATATTTGTATAATCTTTAGGCGTTTCTGGATAACCTTTGTAATCGGTATTACCACCATGGATTTGCTCTGCTCTACGCTTATAGTCTAAAATTTTAGACGGCGACATTAACATTTGTAACTGCTCTGTACTTCGTACATTCTCTGGTAACTGTTTAATAAAGCTATCTACATAATCTAAAGCATTGGCAAAGGTCCATCTACCTAAATTAAAAGGTCTGTACTTGTTGGCTAGTCTAGCATCAAAAATGAGTTTTAGCAAACCATCATTCCTATGTAAATAATGCCCAGGTTTGTCTTTTTCTCTTTCTTCTGGTGTTGGCACCCAAACCCCTCTAATCAACACATCTGCATCTTCTTGTCTAGCTTTCTTTAAGAACTCACCCAATAAGAAAACGATAAATGGCATTTTATAGGCTTGGTTACCGACTTTGTTAAAACCGTTTAACCAGTTGGTTTCTATCTTCTGCATCTCCCAGTAATTAAACTGTAAATCAATCTGAGTAGGACGCACAAACATTTCTTCTGCTTTAAAAACAATATCGCCTTTTGGAGCCCATCTGGCTTTTCTAGGCTGGGTAACATTAGCCACAGAAATAGTTGCAGACATTAGCCTATCCATTACCCCCGTAACTCTTGGCCAATGTTCTGGCAAATTAAAATAAGAGTTGAATAAAGACTCTATTTTCTCTGGATAGGTTCTTACATAATCTAAGAACTCATCGTTCATTCTTTGAATAACTACAGAACTTTTAAAGTCTGTTGTAGAACCTTTAGCTCCTGCTAATGCTTTCGCATTCCATGGCGAAGAAGCCTCCCAAAATTTACCTTGCAACCCAAATAATTGCCCTCCTTGTTCAAATACTTTTTCTGCCACACCTATTTCTTTTACTTGCTTTACCACTTCTTTCACCACATCTTCTGGCTCTCCAGATAGCTTCTCTACTTTGGCTTTTAAATCCTTGTTTTCTTCTAGCAGTTGGTCCACTTTGGTGGTCAATGCTCCTAACTTGTCCTCTTTGGCTTTAATGTCTTCACTAGATTGTTCCAGTTTAGATTTTACCTCAGAAAGTTCTTCCTTAACAGATTTCACTTCCGCTAGTTCTGCATTAGCTTGTTCAATTAGAAGCTGTGCTTGTTCATCTCCTAAGAGTTCTGTTAATTTGGTAGATTGCTCGTTGCTGAGCTCTACTTTGTTTTCTTTTTGGGCGACTTCTTTAATGCTTAGAAGTGCCGCCAACATCTTTAAAAACTTCATCTATTTATTTATTTTGGTTAATTCTGATTTAGCAAGAATAAGATTGTAAGCTTCAGTTATCCCACCAAAGCTATCTGCTAAGCCCACATCTATAGCAGATTGAGCTATATATGTTTTGCCAAAGATGGCTTCTTCTTTTATCTTAGGTCTAGCCTCTTTAACTTCTTTCTGAAATCTTTGGGCTAATACAGATAACCTTTCTTCTAGTGCAGAAAAATTACCCTCTAATGCCTCTACGATAGCTTGATTTTTATCCTTACTCTCTTTAGGTCTAATAATTTTAATTTCATTGTTAGGCTTTTCAAATACTATCATAGCTCCTATACTTCCAACTTCTGCTGTAAAATCATTATTCAGCATGATATGGTCTGATAGCATAGAAGCTATCCAATAATGTAATGAACAAGCTGTATCAACTACAGAAACTACAGGCTTAGTAATTTTACCTTTAAGAGCTTGAAACAAAGTAATTGCATTAGCATTTCCTCCAGGACCATCAATGAAGAAAATAATCCCTTTAATTTCTTCATTATTTTGGGCTTTCATTATTTCAGAAGCAAAATACTCTGCCCCATAATCGCACACAGTATTATACTTGGTCATAGGACCAATCATAGAAATAACAGCCACTTTGTCCTTTTCAATAATATCTCCACTAGCTAAAGATTCTCTTTTTGAAAGAACCGTATAAACCAATGGCTTTTCCGCATCTATTATTTTACCCGATAAGATATTATCTACTATTGGTCTATAATAGTTGGGAGTTGGTGTTTCCATCAACCAAACATCTCGTAGTATTTCTGATAGTATATTCATACTGCGAAATTGAAAAATACCACCTTTACATTATGCCAAACTATTTTTACATAAAGTGTATCCATTAAAAAAACCACCGCTAGGATGGTTTTTGTTTTAAAACTTATTCCATTGGAAGTGCATCCAGTCGTAATTTCTCTCTACACCAAGATTGATAAATCCGTGTTTATAGAATATATCAATCATTGGTTTATATTCTGGTCTTGCAAATCGTGCCGTTTTAGCTGTTTCTCTTAATTTATTTCTTGCAGGGTCTAAATCAATGGCTAACCCCCATGCGTGTACTGACCAAGATGTTCCACTACGCATAGCTCTATAATTGAAACAACCTCCAAAAAGGTCTATACCTAGCTCTTTTATTCTATTATATCCATAATGGTTAAGCAAGTCTTTAAAAACTTCTTTTAATGGGATTGCTATATCCTTGTGGCAGGTCATTTTTCTAACCACAATATTCCTATCCCAAGCTAACCTCATAGGGTAAGGAAGGTCTATTGTAGTTAGATACCCTCTGCCATCTTGTTGTGGTCTTCCGAATTTTGCTAAGTAATTATTTATGTTTTTTACTGCCATAATTTAATTTTTAATCTTGATTTAACTGTATATTTCAAAAGCTCCCAAAGGAGAATAATCCCAATCCCAATGGCTCCATAAAGCCATAGAGGGATAGTTTTTCGGTCTGTTTTTGAAGACTCTTGCAGCTCAGTTATAAATTCTCCTTGCGTTTTTGAAAACCTATATAACTTATCATATTCCTTTAGAACTTCATTTGATTTTATTTTTTGTTGTTCTATGACTTCTTGTTGCTTTTCAATAGTAGATTTAAGCCTGCTTATTTTGCTGACTTTTTCAGATAATTCCTTTTGCAGCTTTGCTGTAGTTGTTCTTAATATCTTAGTACCGTTATCTGCTCCAATCTCATAACTATTTCCATTCCTATCGGTCATCTTCACAACGCCTTTAGCGTTTTCTATCACCAAATCTTCGGAGCTTTCTGATAAACTCTTTTCTTGCTGTTCTTTTAGTTTAACCTTATAATCCTCAATTTCATTTTTGAATGAGATGTTTTCTGTTTTTAGGATAGTATTTTCATTTAATACCTCAGATAACTTACTGCTAACAGAATTAAATAAACTATCATTCTGTGTTTTGACTTTAGTCATTTCTTGCAGATGTTTGCTCTTATTAACAGAACTACAAGAAATTAAGAATAATCCAATCAGTATAAGTATTATTTTCTTCATCTTGTTTTTTTTAGCTTTATCAATCCATAAATAAGAAATAATACATTAGCAAATGTTTCCATCTGTCCTAGCGTATGGTTATAATTTTCAGAAAAAGTATTCTGCCAGTAGCCTCTAACTAAGTAAACAGCCATAAAAAAAGAATAAATTCCTATCAAATGGTAAATGAAACATTCTCTTTTTATTACACCACATCTATTTCTCCCATGTAGTATTAAGAATACTAATGATATGAGAAAATACACCGTTGCGTTAATCAATATTTCCATTGTTATTATTATTTTTAAATTGTTCGTCTTCGTACTTAAACTCGGGGTCTATTTTTGTAAATACTGTTTTGAAAAATACCCTCAATGCAGTATCTGAGAAGTAAGTAAGTATCCAAGTGAAAAATAAATTTCCTTTAAAAGATAGTCCCATTAGCTCTCCACCTATATAAGGTACCGCTACAAATGCAATGAAACAACCAAATAACAAATGCGTTACTAATACCCATACATCTTTTATTCTATTCTTTAAGTAGTGGTATATACTTGCAAATGTTGCGGCTATAAATAATAAAGCGTATTCTAAAAAATTGTTATCAAATTTCATTTTTATTATATCATTTATTCAGGTATTTTTAATTGTTTCGAGTAGAAGAAACCGCCCAATAATCGTATCACTTTATGACTTATCCAGTTGAATATTTTTCTTTTTGGAGCGAGTGCTTTTCTCCAAAGTAGTCGCTCATCATCGGCAAACTTCCGAGCTTTGTAGATGTTGTATCCAAAATATTCAAACTGAGCTTGTTTCTCAGTCCATAACTTGTCATGGATAAGGTCTGCTAAAGCTCCCTCGTCAATAGGAGGAAAGAGCCAATGTAACCAACTTGGTACACTCGCACCGTCCCAAACAAATCCTTTTGGTATTTTGAGAATATATCCATCAGATAACTGAATTTCTAAATCAATAGTAGTTATATAATGTCTTTGAAACTCTTTGGATTTAGGAAGTTTATCAAACCATTTTACATTCTTTATTCTTTGTAAGAAGAGTATTTTCATAGTATTATTTTTTAATCTCTAACGATTTTCCAATCAGCAATGCTTTCGCATTTATACCACTTTAAGCCTTGGTTTTCTATCTCATCTTTAGTTATTAAATATAAACCTTGACGAAATGCTTCTATAATAGCATCGTCTAAATCCATTTGCTTAATATTAGTTTTTGATTGAAGTAGTTGGGCTAACTCTTTTATTTCAGCATAAGACCTAGATACTGTCCTCTCCATTGGTGTTCCTAAAATCTTATTTACCCTATTTTTCTGTTTTTCAAAAGTTATTAGATGCATTACATCATCAGTTATATTTGTTGGATTATATCCTTCTGGATATATTGGGATACTAACTTCTTCTTCTACTTCGGTAAAACAAGTATCAACTATCTTCAAAATATACCTTTCTTCTTTTGGTAGATTTTGAATCCATTCAACTGACCTTAAAATATGTCCAGTGTAAAATGGTGGAAAATCTAGTTCTCTTGTGCTTATTAGTTGTATTTTAGCCATGTTATTTATTTTTAGATTATTTCTTCAATTTCTATGTAAGTACCCCTTTCTAGTGTTATAAATAGATTAGAATCACTAGTATTTATTACTAAATTATTTTTAATAATTGTGGATACATCAAATCTAATAAGTCCCTCTAGTATCAATGAGTGAGTTCCTATATTAGAGCTTCCTATATCTGAATTACCACTATCTCCGCTATTTATGGTTAGTTGAAATATACCACCCATAGATTGATAATGAGTAGTTAAATCACTACTATATAATCTCATAAACCTATAAGTAGTATTCCTATTTCCTAGTTTAAAGCATGCTTTCAACCTATACAGTTTACCAGGTTCTATGGGAACATATAAATCAGTAGATGTTTGGGGTACTGAATTTACTATAATATCTCTGTTTAGTATATACCTCCTTATTTTGGGTTTGGATTCTACCCCTACAGAGCCATCAGCTCTATAAACTAGTATTTTATCAAAGGTTATATCACCGTCTGCATTGTTAAGTAAACCTTTACCTATATTTAAACCTCTTCTACTTACAGAAAAATTAGAATATGCAATGTTTGAAATGGAACTTGTCCAACCATCTGGCGTTATTTGGAAATTTGAAAAACCGTCTGGTTTATGAGACATCATATCTATCATGTTGTCTCGTACATCTATTCTATTAAATATAGAATAATTACCTGTACTGAATGACCCAATAGTTGATGAACCAAACCCACAAGCTATATAATAAGAGTTACCAGTTACTGCTATTGATTCTAATGTAATCCTTTGTTGTGAAGTAGCTTGAGCTCCACCATTTATAGCTGATTGTAATGAATTTTGAACTAATGGTTTATAATAAACCCAACCCATGCTATCCATAACTAGTTGGCGGATAGGTTCTTGATTGTTTTCTTCATCTATACGGTTAACACCATCAAAATATATCTTACCTCTTTCTATACCTATTGAAGTGTATATATCATCATCACTATCATGGTTAATATTATAAGATAATTTTATCCCATTTTTAGTTACTGTAAATTCAGTCCTTCCGCTTCCTGTACCTTGTGCAACATTGAAATATCCGTTACTTAATCTAAATGAGGTATCTTTTACACCTAGTCCTAAATCCTCACCAGCATACATTGAAAACATAGAACCTTGTGCTATACTCCATTTGTAACTATATAACTGATTAACACCACCTTCTTTTGTTGTATCTAAAGTGGAATTAGCGATATTTTTTACAAGTTTATCTGCTTGTGTTTTAGTGTAAACTGTACCTTCTTTATCCCCTTCGTCTATAGTTGCTGCATTAGTAGGCATTTCCCCTATATCTAAAGCTTTCTTCAGCAGATTTTTATTGTTAGGAGTAATATTGGAAGCATCTAGTTTAACAAAAATACTAGAAGCTGCCTCAAGACCACTAGGGTTTAGAGCGTCTTCATCTACTAATATGTTTCCATTATAGAATAGAACAGGATCATTGTCTGCAAATTCTTGCTCAAAAGTAAGCTCATAGCCTTTTTTTTCACTATCATCTACAAATGCTCCCGTAAAATATAATGGGTTGCATTTGCTTCCATAAATTCTTTTATATTCCGAATTGCAGGTTTTACTTACAATTACAAAACCTTGATTAGTATTATTTTTTACAAACTCGTTTATTTCTATTTCGTCTCCTGGATAATGCCCCGTAATTTTCTTCTTCCATCCTCTGCTATCTACATCACCTTCAGTATCTCTATTATGAGTCTGTGTAGATGGTGTTAAATATAAAACATGAAATCTACGACCGTCTGCTATTACAATATTACCCTCCGTGATAATCCCTTTAGGATTAGCAGTTGGCATAGATATTATATCTTCTACATAGAGAAGATAAAGTTCTGATTTAGGAGTGGGTAGTCCTGCGTTTTTATTTGGTTTGGTAGCATTAAGTCTAAAAGCCATTTGCAAAATTTTGGACCAAAAGTAAACCTGTATTTATTTTTTCCGTGCCAAACTATTTTATCTGAAAAAAAGTTCCCCTATTCTCTCATTATTGAAGTGCTTATGTAAAGCTCCTTTTTTTTTAAATGAATAGTAATAGTGTCGTAATATTTTTTCATCATAACCATATTCGGAAAGTTCATAATCTTCTATAAATTTCCAAATAGCAGCTTTTATTTTAGCTGGAGATGATGACCCTGCACAATAACCCTTTACAAAAAAATAAAAACAGGATTTAAAACTAGAGTCTAAAAATTTGTAGAACGAGTCCAACTCATCAAAAGATAAGTCTACTCTATATTCAGCAGAGGAATGAAACTCCATCAGCTCTGCAGAAAAGGCTTTTTTTGAGCCTAACTTTTTGGTATATATTGTCAGGCAATAATTTTTCACCTTATAGCTTGGCAATATCCCATTTCTTATAAACCTCCCCAATGACGAGTTGGGATTTATAATTATCCTACTAAAGCTCTCCGTATAAGACAATACTTCCGCATCTCCTAATTCTTTGATAATAAAAGGGATTAAATAGCCTGGTACTTCTATAGGATAAAGTTGTATCATGGTATTTTTAAGGTTTGTATTGATGTTTTTATGATTGTTTTTTTTAAATCTCCTTCTATATTAAATACTAAAGGCGTATTCATAAACACATCATTGTTGTGTAAAACAATGCTCCTTCCCGAATGAGTAGTGGCACAGATAGCTCCATAACTACTGAACTTATCCATGTCTTCTATGCTAGGCGTTCCAGGAATAGAATAGGTTATTTGTGTTTCATAATAAATTCCAGATGCAGCTTGTTTTCTTTCTATAGCCATGTGTGCCGTACCTGGTGTAAAATAAGTATCAGATATAGAATTACTTAATAACAAAATCTCATTTACTGAGTTTTCTACTTTTAACATACTTATTGGTATGAGCTTTAGCTGACATAAGTATTCAAATTGCCCTTTCATTTTTTAACAAAAATACAAAAAATTTTTACTCGGTTTAAAATTTTTAAACCGAGTAAATAAAAAAATAGTTGATATTATACATCTGAGCCGTAGCTCTCTAAAGGACAATTTGGCGGAATATCTACTCCTGTATATCCTTTTATTCTACTGGAGTTTCTCAAAATCATAAAGCTTTTTTGATGAGCTTCATGAAGGTCTTTTTCTATTTCATCAAATCTTGTGCATATAAGCACAAAATCTGTGTTCCCGCCTACTTCTTGAAATTCTTTTGCAAATCTGCAGTCATCGCAGGATTCTATTACGCTTTCTATTTTTTTCATTCTTTTTATTATTCAATTTTTTCTAAAATATTTTCATAAATCCAAGCATACTGTGACGGCTTAGGTTTATGGTACCAAATATCTGTGTGCTTCAATCTGTATTCTTTCATTTCGTCATACTTCTTAGGTAGATAACAATCAGCTATATCGGCTAACTGCTTTGGAGTATATTTATCTCCAAAATAACAGTGTCCTACCAAACGCCCAGCAGCATAGATGCCAAATAGATATTCTTTAGTCTTTTCACTATAAATCTGCATAACATCTAAACCTTCAAAAAACTCACAGAAAAACATTGGAGCAAACTCAATCAATTTAGGAGCTTTGCCTAGTAAGTTTTTTACGGCTATTTTATTATCGTGTTCTATATTGTGCTTTGGAAACATTTTTTTATTTTTTTATTTAGGTGGGTCATTTTAGAATTTATTTTTCCAACATTCCAACATTACTGTATTTCAGACAATTACATTAAAATATACCTCTATTTCTGTTGGAAACTGTTGGAAACATAAAAGCATTTCCAACAACTTCCAACAACTTCCAACAACTTTCCAACATTACTTTTATACTTAAATTACTCTTTTATAATAAATTAAAGGCTGTTGGAAATGTTGGAAAATATTTTTGCCGTTTGGGGCATTCGCCTTTAAAAAAGAGTAAAAAAATATCAAAACTCAGGCTTCTCAGAACTTTCTTCTATAGACCCTGGAGAATTGGGGGTTGCAGGGGGGTAATATAAATTATCCATTCCTGTTGATTTTTTATACTGTTCTTCTTGTTGTATGTTTAAAGCAAATAGGATAGAGTCCTTATTCTCTAGTTTATTTAAATCTACTGTATAGGCAGAAGTATTGATATTATTTCCAAATCTGTAGGATTTAACCTCTCCTGCAAAACTACCAGACTCTCGTAGCTTCTCTCTCAATGTTCCCTTAGCAGGACACGACTCTGAAAAACGAGGAAACCACTCCGTTTGGATACGGTTATAGACCTCAGTAAATCTAAGATAGAGTTTGTTATCTGCCACCTCAAGATGAACCCCACGCTGAAGCCTACTCAGTTCTGTACCATACAGACAAGCCACAAACACATCCCAGAACTTAGCCATTACATTCGCATTATCAAGTTTTGTTTTAAGATTACTTGCCCAGGTATCAAATATTTCTAACATATCTTGAGTTGTGAAAGGAAATACAAAATCATTTGTATCCTTCAATAACTCGTGTGTGGCTCCTAATATGGAGTAATTGGTAATGATACGATCTATCATGCCCTTAAACGCAGGTCTTGCGGATATGATTTTTTTGTACATATAAAACTTATCTGCAAACTTTTGCTCAAATAAAGGGCGGTACCAAATGCATTTTTCCATATAAGCTGTTATGTTATCCGTAGTCATATTCTCTAGTTTTTCAAATTCTTTTTTTTCCTCTAATGAGAATTGGTTTTTTATCATTTCTCCGTACAGCAATCTAGTAAGCACTGCATCATCTGTTGGGGATTGGTTCCCTGTAACAATAGCTGCACAAAGTATAGGGGAAGAATCGGTACTTACCATAGAGTCTAAGGTGGCTCTTTTATAAGAACCTCTATCCCATAGCCCTTTAAGCATTCCATCTATATCACCATCACCATTGGTATATTCAGATAGATGTACAAGCATATTAGAAAACTCTCCAAAAGCACGAAGTTTAGCTTTACCTGTACTTTGTTTATTTTCTAAGTTAATGAAGTCTGTTTTGGCTATACCGAACATTTTTTTCAGACAACCGTAAAGCTCATCTTTACCTGTAGAAGGTGGTCCGTATAAAAACATTATAGGAAAGCCTTTTGCAACACTCACAATAATGTCTTGGTGTGCAGATGCAAAGGCAAACAGCATACCTATAACCCCATAGTCTCTGTGTACCTTAACCATTTGTGCCAAATAATCTACCATAGGTACAGACCATGACTTAAGCTGCACCCGCTTTTGTTGCATAAATTTATAGGGATTAGCTCTATAAATTTCGTTTGCTGAAGGCACATAGTAAGAATGACCATCAAAATGGAAAATACCATTTTTATCAATCGGTATGCTTGACTGCCCTGGTATGGTAACCGAGTTGTTCCATGCGTAAAAGCCTTCAGCATTCCAGCCTAAAACATCTACACGCCTACCCACGCCCATATTATCGTAGAGATAAGCCGTTAATTTATCCAACTCTTTTTGATTTCCATTCCATTGGAAATTGCCTTGATTGGCACATTGTTTCTTAAAATCCAAAGGCGTGGTAAGAGCATCTGCCCTTACATCAAAAATCCTTTCGTCTCCGTGTATATTAGAAACTCTGAGAAGTTTTGCCGCAAATTTCTCATCGTTCATGTGTTGTAATATTTCAATAGAAAAGTTACTGATACTTTTAAATCTTACTGGATAGTCAAATGTATCTTGTATATATATCTGATTATTAGCAATGAACAACTGATATTTTTCTATAATTGGAACCAACTCTTTATGGTCTTTAACTCCCTTTGGAAAATCATATAGCTCTTGTAAATCATTACTTATCTGGATAACTTCTGCCTCCTTTTCTTTCATCAAATTACGAATAAAAGCAGGTTTTTGCTTTGATTCTTTTATGAGCTGGTCTGTATAGATGTTTTTAAGAGTAGTATCTGGGATTTTTGATATTGTTTCCGCTAGGAACTTAATTCCGTTAGCTCTATCTAACTCATCACCCTCTAGCTTCTCCAAACATAACACTTTGAATCCTGTAATTAAATACTCTTGGAGCGAGTGTAGTAAGCCTATATCTTCTATTTGTACAGCATATTTTCTGCTATAATCATCTGGGTCTATATCCTCTGGTAATTGGCATACTTCTACTGAAAAGCCTTCTATAATTAGCTGAGGAATATATTTGAGCATAGATTTTTTGCCTCCAGCATCTGGGTCTAGACAAAGCGTTATTTTGTTTGTGAGTTTTTTCAGCGTTTTAATGTGGACATGCGTTAATGCAGTACCACAAATACCCACTGAATTTTCTAGCCCTAATCTATGCCAAGCGATAACATCATTATAACCCTCTAATAGCCAAACTCTCCCTGTTTTCACTATGGCATTTTTAGCAGCATTCAGACCATAAAGAACCTTCTCTTTTCTATACAGCTCTGTTTCTGGAGGATTCATCCACTTAGCAGATTTTTTATCTCCAGTGAGGTCCCTATGAGCAAAACCTATGATATTATCTTGACTATCAAAGATAGGGTAAGTTAAACGATTCCAGATTTTATCATTATTCTTGTCGTTTACTAAACCTAGCTGTTTAGCAGCTTCTACATTACCTGCTTTTTTAAATAACCCGTAGATAAAATTATCTCCAGGAGCATAGCCTATTTGCCACTCCTTTATTACTTCATCTGTATATTCTCTCTTTTGTATTTCTTGCCAAGCTGGGTGGTCTTTTGGAAGCTGATATAAGTTTTCTTGAAATTTCTTGTTTAAGGAAATTAAATATTTCCTCAAATCTTTTTCTTTAGCCCTTTTAGCTCTATACTGGTCTGTGTCGGCTTGGCTTTCGTATTCCATTTGTAAGCCTTGCATTTTAGCCAGTTCTTCTATTGCCTCTGGGTAAGTCATTCTTTTTACCTCCATTAAGAGGCTTACAGCATCTCCAGAGATACCCGAAGAATAGTCTATATATCTTTGGGTATTTGCCTTAATTTGACAACTAGGCGTTTTCTCCTCCTTGAAAGGAGATAGACACCAGTAGTGTGCTCCTTTTTTCTCTACTCTTATCCCTAATTGCTGAAAAACACTTAATATATCGGTATTAAAGAGGACTTTGTCTATAAATTCTTTTTTGATGTAAGGCATTTTACCGATGTTTTTTGAGTATTGTTTTATTAGTTAGTTTTAGGGCTAACTTTAAGATTAGGTGTTTCATTTTTTAAAGTATTGAAGTTGAACACTTTAATTTTTTGCTTTTTTCTTGTTTTAGCATACGCCTCCACAAAAGCCTTTAGTTCCTTATTCATAGCAGTAATTGAGTTTGGATTACAAAATGAAACTCTTTTAGAAGTATCTTGGCAGCTTTGTTTTCTTCTACACAGCTATCACCATAGATTGTTTTTAGATGTGTCTTTATTTTAACGCCCTTTCTTCTAAGCCTGTAACACGCATTATATTTGCGTTTTGCTTTTTTATCTACCATATTTCTCATTATATATAGCATCTAAAGATTTATGTAGTAAAATCTTTACATTTTTAACATCTTCAATCATGGATAGTTTATCCATTTTAGATATGATTTTAGATAGCCTAAATAAATCAGGCTCTGTTTTTTGGATACTTATAATATGTTCTAAGTCTTCAGAAGATACCTTATAGATTTTACCCAATTCTATAAGACCCGAAACAGATATAATTTGGTTTTCTTTGTAGTCAAATAAGTTACTTAGCCTTTTTAAAGCCAACTCTATGGGCATTTTCTTTAAGTTAGAACATTCCCATTTATAATTTATGAGGTAAGGTATTGTTTCCATTATTTTTATTTTTAAAATGAAGCCTCCTAAGAGGCTTCGGGATAGTAAATAAGCTCCCGTTCCTAGATAAGCCCTAGGAATACTGCTACTCTGGTCGCTTCTTGTTTAGTTCTTATATTAAGTTTTTCGTATAAGTTGGTACGAAAAACATTAAATGTTCCTAGTGGCATTCCTAGCAGATCTGCTATGGCTGTGTTCTTCTCTATAGAAGATATTAGTTTTAATGCCTCTAGTTCTAGATTAGATAAAGATTCTCCCTTATAGGATATTTCTTTACATAAAATACCCTCGCCTTTGCAGTGACCTTTCAGCGGACAGTCTACTACATCAAAATTGGGAGAATTTGTTTTATGACAATAGTCTGGATAAAAGTTTAATCCTCCAAAACGGCATTTGGCTAGTTTTTGGATTTGCTTCTCTGTGTCATCTGGAAACCATTTTTTTAAAAGCTCTTGAGTTTCAACCTCAGAGTCTATAATATTGTAGATAAAACCTATGGCTTCCGTAGGAAGTTTTGTAAAACATTTAATTTGGCTATTATGTATTGCCATTAGTTTATTTTCTTCTTTATGGAAGAAAATTTCCAAGCTGTCGTCACACATACCTGGGTAAATCATCTGTGTTGAATTCATAGTTTTTATTTTTATTCGTTTATGAGTTGATAAGCATCTTGTGCCACATCATATAAGGCTCTTATGATTTCTAGATCACCAGACTTTCTCTTGCGTACACCTCTCACTGTAGATGCACTTAAATTTTCTCGCCCCAATTTTTTTATAACTTTACCTGTATAATTTCTAGGTAAATAGTCATCTATGAATTTGAATTTACTCTCAATATTCAAATCAATATTTTTTTTAGGCGATATTTTGTTACCTTTGCGTTGCATTTTGTTTGTTATTGTTTCGGTGCAAATTTAAAAATTTTAAACTTGGTTCAAAATTTTTGTACTGAAAAAAATAACTTATAATATATAAGTTAATGAATATCAGAAGAAAAATTTTAGACTATTGTCATTACAAGCGAATAGACTTAAAGGACTTTGGAGAAAAGTTGGGGCTTAAGAAGTCTAATTTTTCTTCCAAGATGAATGGAAAAAGTAGATTTAATGAGGAAGATTTTGCTCTTATGAGGAAACATTTTCCAGATATAGACCTAAATAATCTGTTTGAGGGAGCTGTTACGGACTCTGTTGCGGATTCATCTACTGAAAATATTACCCATGACAACCACACTAGAAATGAACTTATTAACATATTAAAAAAGATAAATAGCCTCACAAAGGACTTTAAATAG